ACCCGCAACTTATGCTGGTGGTGGTGGCGGTGGAGGATCTGGATGTGGAACTTCAAATGGTGGAGGTGGAGCTGGAGGATTTAGAGAATTAAAATCACCAACAACACCTTATACAGCAAGTCCATTAGACGGTTATCCAAGTGCTCCTAATAGAGTAACAGTAACAGCACAATCTTATGCAATAGTAGTAGGTGCCGGTGGTTTAGGAACATTACAACCTGGACCTGGTGCTAGAGTTGCAACACAAGGTGGAGATTCAAGTTTTGGAGGGATTACTGGAGCTGGTGGTGGTAAAGGATCAAGTCACACTACAACTCCTTGTTCAGCTTATGGTTATGCAAGAGGATCGGGAAGTGGTGGTGGTCCGGGACCTTTTACAGGAACAGGAACATATTACAACGGACCTGGATGTGCAGGAGCAGGAAACACACCTCCTACAACTCCTTCTCAAGGAAATCCAGGCGGAACAGGATACGTAACTTATAACTCTCCTCCAGGTAATTCAAATATTGGTGGCGGAGGTGGTGGTGGAGCTACTGCTGCAGGAGCAGATATGGGTCCTGGTTTACCTACAGTTGCTCCTGGTGGTGCCGGTGCAACAACAAATATTAAAGGAGGCTCACCCGCAACTTATGCTGGTGGTGGTGGCGGTGGAAATTTAAGACAAGGACCTTTAGGACCAACACCCGCAGGAATAGGTGGATCTGGTGGTGGCGGAGCTGGTGGAACTTGTGGTGATGCTAGTGGACCAGCAGCAACAGCTGGAACAATTAATCTTGGTGGTGGCGGTGGAGGTTCTGGAAATGCTCCTGGAAGTCCAGGAACAATAGGTGGTGCAAATGGTGGTAGCGGAGTTGTAGTAATAAGATATAAATATAAATAATTATGAGTGAAATAAAAGTAAATAAAATTAGTCCAAGAGCAGCGTGTGGTACAACACAATTAGGAGATAGTGGAGATACATTTACAGTTCCTAGTGGTGCTGCGATAACAATTGCATCAGGTGCAACAATTAATAATAATGGAACTGCAAATAACTTTGGAGCTACAGGTGCTGTTAACTGGCAAACAACAGTTAAGTCAGCAGGTTTTACAGCAGTAAATGGCGAAGGATATTTTGTAGACACAAGTAGTGGAGCAATATCAGTTAATCTACCAGCAGGAAGTGCTGGAGCAGTAGTTGGATTTAAAGATTATGCAAAAACTTTTGATACAAATAAATTAACATTAGTACAAAATGGTTCAGATAAAATTGGTGGTTCAGCAATTAATGCAACTATTAGTACAGAAGGTGTTGCAATAACATTAGTATTTATAGATTCAACACAAGGTTGGTTAGTAACAGATTCAGGTTTACAATCAGATGCACCAACATCACAATATATTGCTGCAACAGGTGGAACAATTACAACTTCAGGAGATTACAAAATTCATACATTTACAGGTCCAGGAACTTTTACAGTTTGTACAGCTGCAACATCAGCATCAAATAATATTGTAGATTATGTAGTAGTTGCAGGTGGAGGTGGAGGTGGTGCTTTAAGTGGAAACTCATCAGGTGGTGGAGGTGGTGGTGGTTTTAGATTTTATGCTAACACAACAACTAATCCACAAACTTGTGCACCAGCAGCGCCTATAAATAATTTTCCAAGTGGTACAGCTATAACAGTTGCTGAACAAGGTTATCCAATAACAGTAGGTGGCGGATCTCCAGCAACACCTTTTCCTACATCAAATCCAGGAGGAGCTGGTTCAAATTCAATATTTTCAACTATTACATCCGCTGGTGGTGGAGGTGGTGGTATGGCAGGTGGTGGTGGAGCAGATGGTAATCCAGGTGGTTCTGGTGGCGGTGGAACTGGTGGAGCATATAATAAAGCTGGTGGAACAGGAAATACACCCCCTACAAATCCTTCTCAAGGAAACAATGGTGGAACAAGTCCTACAAGTGCTCCCCCTGATGGTCACGCAGGAGGAGGCGGTGGAGCTATGGCAGTTGGAGGAAGTGCAAATGTAAATGGAGCTGGTCCTGGTGGTGCTGGTGGTGGAGTAAAAGGTTTTGGAGCTTCTGGAGAAGTTTCAAGTTGTGTATCATATTTTTCTGGTGGTGGAGGTGGAGGATCTAATGGTCCTGGCGGTTATGGTAAAGCAGGTGGTATTGGAGGTGGTGGAGCTAGTGGTCCTGGCGATGATACATCAGGAATTGCTGGAACAGTTAATACAGGTGGTGGTGGTGGAGGTTTTTCTGCTGCACCTGATGGTTCAGATGGATCTGCTGGAGGATCAGGAATTGTAATAATAAGATATAGATTTCAATAGTTGAATGATAATTAAAATTAATATATAAGGAGAAACATTATGGCACATTTTGCAAAACTAGGATCAAACAGTAAAGTTATTCAAGTACTTACTTTGAATAATTCTGATATGCTTAACGCTGATGGTGTTGAAGATGAATCAGTAGGTCAACAATATTTAGAAACACATAATAATTGGCCTGCACAAATGTGGATTCAAACTTCATACAATACATCTGCTAATAAACACAATTCAGGCGACAACTCAAAAGCATTTAGAGGTAATTACGCAGGTATAGGTTATACTTGGGACGAAGATAATAATATTTTTTGGGCTAAAAAACCTTATGCATCTTGGGTAAAAAATACCACTGATGCTAGATGGCAATCACCAATCGGTGATGCTCCAGCGTTAACTGCAGAACAAATTTCACAAAATACACCTGCTGAAGGCACTGACGCTGAAGGTAAACCTTTTAATGCAACACACGCTTGGGAATATGTTTGGAATGAAGCAAATACAACTTGGGACTTGACAGACCATAAAGCATAAATTAAAAATGGTGGTGGTATGCAGAAGAAAGTATTAACAGAACAAGCATTATATTTTGGTAATGTAGCAATGCCTAAAGATTGGGACATTGACCGAGATAAATTACAAAACGACATTTTAAAATCTAACGTCACAGATTCACCTTTTCCATTTTCACGAACATTCGATATGTTAAATACTTATATGAGAGATCATATAAATTTAGACTATGGTTTTACTTTAATTAACAAAGAAACGTGGGGCAATATGTATAAACCTAGCGAAACTACAATTCCATTATTAAATATAGATCCAGTAGATCTACGTAACTCTCCAGATTATACATTGCTCTATGGTGTAAAAGTTAAAGACTGTATGGTTAGAATACATTTTGAAGACAACAGACGTAAAGGTAGATCTTGGGATATACCACTTAAAAATAATATGTTCATAATGTTTCCATCAACTAATATGTATTACTTAACTAACAATCAAAAGAATAGTTTAAATTTTGTACAAACAATAACTTATGAATATATCTAATTACTACTGGTATTTTAGTGGTGTGCTAACACCAAAGTTTTGTGATGATGTTATAGAGTATGCTAAATCACAAAAAGAAGTTATGGCTAGAACAGGTGGTTATGGTGATAGAAAATTAAAAAAAGAAGAAGTATTGGATTTAAAAAGAAAAAGAAATTCTGATTTAGTTTGGTTAAATGATACTTGGATATATAAAGAATTACACCCATACGTTCACAAAGCAAATAGAAACGCTGGTTGGAATTTTGAATGGGAAAGATCTGAATCGTGTCAGTTTACAAAATATAAACACAATCAATACTATGATTGGCATTGTGATAGTTGGGATAAACCTTATCAAAAAGAAGGACCGGACAATGGTAAAATTAGAAAACTATCTATGACTTGTCAGTTAACAGATGGTTCAGAATATAAAGGTGGTGAATTAGAATTTGATTTTAGAAACTATGATCCACATATGAGAGACGAATCAAAACACAGAGTACAATGTAAAGAGATATTACCAAAAGGATCTATTATTGTGTTTCCTTCATTTGTATGGCATAGAGTTAAACCAGTAACATCAGGCACAAGATATAGTCTTGTTGTCTGGCATTTAGGATATCCTTTTAAATGAAAATATTAATTGTCGGTGGTGGAAGTGCAGGGTGGATGACAGCAGCCACTTTAGAATCACAGTTTCCAAACTATAAAATATCTTTAATCGAATCTAAAAATATATCTACGGTTGGTGTAGGAGAAAGCACTATTGCTCAAATTACAGATTGGATGAGATTACTTAAAATAGAAGATAAAGATTTTATAAAACACGTAGATGGTAGTTATAAGTTAAGCATAAAATTTACAGATTTTTATAAAAAAGGAGAAGCTTTTCATTACCCTTTTGGACAACCACCTATAAGTGAAAATAAAGCAGAAACAAATGATTGGTGGTTTAAAAAAATGTTACACCCTAAAACTTCATATTCAGATTATGCGGATTGTATATATCCATTACAAATGGCTTATGTTAATCAAAATAAATTTGACATAAATGAAGTAGAAAGAGCTTATCATTTTGACGCCACTAAGTTTGGTCTATGGTTAAAAAATAATTATTGTAAAAAAATAAAACATATACTTGATGACGTTGTTTCTGTAGAACAAGATGAAAATGGAATTAAATCTTTAAATAATAAATATAAAGCTGATTTATATATAGATTGTACTGGGTTTAAATCTTTATTGTTAGATAAAACTTTAAAAGAACCTTTTGAATCATATT